GTTGCTGCAATTGTCGATCAGTCGATAATGCAGTATAGATTAACCAATACGATTCCTTGGTTTCAAACAATGGTGTCAGCTCTTCAGGATGCTTCAGTTCAAGGAATATGTGTATCTCATCAATATTGGGATTTTGAAGAGAAGAGAGAAGAGTATCTTGAGGTAGACAAAGATAACGAAGCTGTAATGGATGATGAGGGCAACCCTCAGATTCATGAGCAAATTACAGCTATGCGAGACAAGCCGGTTATTGAGTTAGTCTCTCCAGAAAACGTAAGGATTGATCCTGCCGCCGATTGGTCGGACCCGATAAACACAAGTCCTTATATCGTTCATCTGATCCCAATGTTTGTTCAAGACGTTATGGAAAAGGTGGAAAGTGGCGAATGGTTACAGATTACCAAAGAGGAATTGCTTGCCTCCACTAACGGAAACGAGACGGATAACACTACTCGTCTAACCCGTGACGAGCCAAGAACCGACCCCTTAGAGAACGATCAAGAATTTGGAGGCATAACAGATTATAAGATCGTTTGGATTCATAAAAATATTATCAAAAAGGATGGGGTTGACTGGTGCTACTATACTGCTGGCACTGATTTCATGCTGACTGAGCCAAAGGATTTGAGAGAAATGTATCCTTGGTTGAAGCATGGGGAACGTCCCTATGTTATGGGTTATGTAAATATCGAAGCTCATAAGATTTACCCTTCAGGCACTGTCGAACTAACGCAAGAACTTCAGGCTGCAGCTAACGACATTTGGAATCAAAGATTCGATAATGTACGTTTAGCCATGAACAAGCGCTACCACATCAGGCGCGATAGAAATATTGATCTCGATGCATTGTTTCGTTCAGTACCGGGTGGTGCAGTCGAAATGGATGACGTTGATAATGATGTAAGGGTTGTTGAGACAAGGGATGTTACTGGATCAGCTTATGCAGAGCAAGATCGAATCAATATGGATTTTGATGAGTTGCAAGGCAACTTCTCAACCTCAACAGTACAAGGTGCTAGAAACCTAAATGAAACTGTTGGTGGTATGTCGCTTCTTGCTGACTCAAGCAGTACCATAGCTGAATACACTCTTAGAACTTTTGCGGATACTTGGGTAGAGAAGGTATTAAAGCAGCTTCTTAGGTTAGAACAGTATTATGAAACAGACGAAATAGTTTTAGCGGTTGCTGGTAAAGCTGCATCGGATAGATTCGGATTCAATGCAGATGAAATTATGGACGAGCTTCTCAGGCAAGATGTTTTATTGAAGGTTAATGTAGGATTAAATGCCACCGACCCATTGAAAAAAGTTCAAAATCTTTTGTTTGGAATACAGACTCTTGCTCAGTTTCCGGGCATTCCAGAAAAAATCAACTTACAAGAGGTTACAAAAGAGGTGTTCGGTCAGTTGGGTTATAAGGATGGAAGTAGGTTTATTAACCTAGAGGAAGCTCCTGATCCACGAATGGAAGAGATGCAAGCGCAGCTTGATGAATTGCAAAAGATTATAGAAACTGACCAAGCTAAGAGTCAGGGACGAATGCAGATTGAGGAATTGAAGAATCAGGGTGATAAAGAAATTGCCCAGATAAAAGCCCAAAGCGACATTCAAAGGGAGGTGATCCGACAGCAGTCTGACATACAAGAAGCTCAAATAAAGAGAGAGGATTCTGTTACTAAACGCGGAGAGTTGCTGTTGCAAAAAGCAGCATTACAAAATCAATCGAGGGATAAAGACATAGATCGGCAATTAGAACTTGATGCTCAAGGAGACACAGGGACTATTAGTCGTGACAGGTACAACAAAATACCCTTTGCGAAAGGATAAATGGAATTTTATGATCCCGCCGAATTCGGCATAGAAGACTTAGTAAAAAGGACACGGGTTGGTTATCAAACTCGTGAATTCATAAGCACCCCAACTGGAACTGCTATTGTTGAAAGATCGCTTTCTGAATACCGAAGAGGTATTGAGTCTCTTCAAAAAATGGCAATGCAAGAATGGAGGGGTTCACCTGATAAAGAACTTGCAGAATATCGATCTTTAGCAAGTGATTTGGCTACCCCGCTGAAAGTCCTCAGATGGATTGATAATATTATATCTGACGGAGAGAATGCGGAAGCGATATCAAAACATAGGGGATCGGGAGAATTTGAACCATAAAGGAGACTGAAATGGATAAAGAAAACGCTACCCAAGAAACGGATGCGTTGGAAAACACACAAGGCGAAAATGATGAATCTAACGAGGATATCACTTTCGGACTTGAAACTGAAAATAAAGAATCTGATGAAAAGCCTGATGAAGATTATGTTTCGCCTAGAGAGAAAGCAATAGAAGAAATATTATCTAAGGGCAGAGAAGAATCTGAAGAAGATGAAACAATAGAGACTCCAGAAGAGCCGCCGCAATATGCGGAGGAAAAAGAGACTGAAGAAAAGGCTTCTCCTGTATGGTTTAATGGTGAAAGATGGTTAACAAAAATAAAGGTGGATGGGAATGAAATTGAAGTACCATTTGATGATCTTCAAAATTCCCACCAAAAAGATAGAGCGTCTCAACAACGCTTTGAACAAGCTGCTCAATATGGTCGTCAAATTCAGGCCAGAGAGCAACAACTAAACGCTCACATTCAGCAGTTGCAACGGCAACAAAGAATGGCACAGCAGCCATCGCAAGACGCTGCAGAAGAGGTTGAAGATTCTTCTGATTTAATAAAGAAGTATCATGAAGCCTTGTATGAAGATGACTCTGAAAAAGCTAGTGATCTTTTCAAAACCTTGACAGATAAGGGGCGTGTTCAAGCTACCCCCAATGTTCAGGAGGTTGTCAACCAAGAAATTGGAAGACAGTTTAATCAAATGCAAAGGCAAGCTGAACAACAAAAGCAGTGGGCTTATCATAAATCACTTGAAGACTCTGTAAAATGGTTTGAAAGTGAATTCCCTGATGTAGCTGGTGCTGCCGAGTTGAGAGCAATCGCGGATAATAGAACGGTCACCCTGACTCAGGAACATCCTGATTGGACACCTCATCAGATTATTCAAGAAGCTGCTGAAAGCACGAGAGAATGGGCCAAGAGTTTTCTTGAGCCCGATAAACAAAATGAACGGGTTTCGCGCAAACGAAAAATTGTGCAACACCCGAAGGCGGCAAGCGCTTCTGCTCAAATTGGAGAGGATGATTCGGTGCCTCAAACACCGGCTCAAATAATCGATGAAATGAAGAGGGCGCGAGGCCAAATTTAACAACTAGGAGGTAAATATAATGGCTGGACAAGTATGGTCCGTCAGCACCTCCGGTGGTTATATGTATGCCGACAACCTCAGTCGTCAGTTGAGGATGGCAGTACAGCCGATTGTAAAATTTCGGCAGTTCTGTGATGTAAAAGATGCAGCCCATCAGGGTCTTCATCGAGGTGATACATTCCATTGGAACGTGTATAGCGATGTCTCCACTCAGGGGAGTACGCTAGTTGAAACCAATACTATTCCAGAAACCGCGTTCACGATTTCTCAGGGAACCATGACCATCACTGAGGCAGGTAACTCTGTCCCATGGACTGGTAAGTTGGATGATCTCTCTGAGCAACCTGTGGCAGAGGTGGTTAGGAAGGTTTTGAAAACAGATGCCAAGAAAGCGTTTGACAATCTTGCGGCTGCTGAGTTTAACAAAGCAGCATTGCGTGTTGTTCCTGCAGGTGGTACTTCCACTACGGCAGTAACGCTGACGACTAACTCTGCATGTACGGAAACGAATAGCACAGCTATGACTAACGATCACGTTAAAGCGATTGTCGATGTCATGAAAGAGCGTAATATCCCGGCTTACACTGGCGATGATTATTACGTTATTGCGTGGCCGACGACTTTCCGCACCCTCAAGAACAATCTGGAATCCATCAAGCAGTATGTTGATCAGGGTTTCCGAATGATCATGAACGGTGAAATCGGACGTTACGACGGTGTGCGTTTTGTAGAGCAAACCCATAAAGCCAAAGGCTCTATCGGTACTGCAGCTACAACGTGGACTAGAGGAAACTCTGATTGGGCAGTCTTCTTTGGCGAAGATACGGTAGCTGAAGCAGTTGCTGTTCCTGAAGAAATTCGTGGGAAAATTCCCGGAGATTTCGGAAGGGACCGTGGCATAGCGTGGTATTATCTAGGCGGTTTCGGAATTGTTCACACACAAGCAGCCCAGTCACGAATCGTGATCTGGGACAGCAAAAAATAGGAGGCACATTATGAGTTATTCACAAGCATTAATGACCACCTATAGTTATGGTCATAAAAATGATTTGGGTGATGGGACTCCTGAACAATGGAGTTTCAAAGGCCCTGCTGGAAAACAAGGTATGCTTATTGATATAGGCATCCATGTTACTGAAACTTTTGCATGTGACAATACTGCTGCTAAAATCCAAATTGGTAGTGGAGGCGACCTCGCTGCATATGGTCAGTTGGAAATTCCAGATGGTACTGCGGCTACTAATTGCTTTAATGTGCAAGAC